ACACTCCCCGAAGAATCACAGAGAGCTATTGAAAACGTAATTCGGTCCGAGTTAGCAAAGCTTACGGCTAATAAGTCTCTTGGAGGGAAAGAGGATGAAACACTAAAGATCGAACCCAAATCGAATACATTACCGAACGATCCCAAAGATAAAAACTCCCCACTCAAGGAGAGCAGATACTCGAGATTGTGTCGAATGCTCCGACGTGAACATCATTCAATGACTCACTTCGGAGGATCAACGCGTTTTTCTTCGGCTGAATCCCCATTTGGCTCGAAAACTAGTTTCCCAAAGGGCCGGGCCGGGATCTTACTTGGAGAGGGAAACTTCTCTAAGCTATTCCATGGTTGGGGAGCAACCCTCCGACACTGGGGTGGAATTCCGCGAACCTTTGTTACGGTTTATGCTTTTCGTAGTGTTTCTTCATATTTTTACAAAATCTACAAAACTCAAGGGGTCAACACTATGTGTCTCGCCCTCAAGGTAGCAGTGTTTGTCATAAATAACTACTTGGCTGGGTGTAAAAGAACTAACACAGAAAGTCTGGGATATCGGATGAAACTGGTTAATGGATTACCCAGTTTCTTGCCTCTTCGATTTCGATGTGCCATCAGAGATCGACAGGCTCGTACCATCCGTGTGGTTATTGCCTTTCTAAACATTTATAAAGGGATAGATGCCAGCTACCTACCCCTTTCGGAGTATCTCGCTCCGATAGAAAGTCAACGATTTCCTTGGGGGAAACAAGTAGATCGATTTTCCCACTTCGTTCGTACGGTTTTGTTCCAAACCATATTTCCTGGGTTATTAACTGTTCCCCTCGAAAAAGTGTCTAGTAAACCCCCTCTACTAACTACCTCGGGTCCAAATGATGCCACCGCGGTGCTCGGGGCTCATCATGACCGTGAGGCTTGGGAATCACGCCCGTTCCCATGGTTAATAGAGTTCTGTAAGCATATGGGATATAAGTCTATCCTCGATCTCTATTCCTACGTTGGCCTTGTTGGGAAAAAGAGTTTACCTCTTCCCGTCAAGACTAAACGCGCTGTTCAACCCTTAAAATTAGGGAAGATAGCTTTGAAATTTGAGCCCGCGGGTAAACTTCGTCCTTTCGCAATTGTTGATTTCTGGTCTCAATGGGCGTTGACTCCCTTGCACCAAACAATCTTCAATATGCTAAAACTTATCCCTTCGGATGCAACCTTTGATCAAGCTGGGAAAACCGAGATGTTCGCCCAACGGTTGCATTCTATGGGGTTAAAGGATGTGTATTCGTATGACCTTAAGGCCGCTACGGATACGATACCCCTATTGCTTTACAGGGTTTTATTTAACACTCTGTTTGGGCCCAAAACCACTTCTTTGTGGCTTGGACTTTTAACAGATCGAGCATTTTACCTTCCAACTAATAAAGCATATCGTATACCTGGGAAAGTTTCAATTACTTATACCCGTGGTCAACCCATGGGGGCGAGGTCTTCTTGGGGCGCGATGGCGTTACTCCATCACGTTTTAGTCCAGTACGCAGCTTGGCGTGTTGGAACTAAAGGATTTTTCCCACTATACCTCGTCCTGGGTGACGATATTGTTATTGCTACGGAGAAGGTGGCGCAGTCGTATCTAGATGTTTGTAATGAACTTGGGGTTAAGGT